TCCAAATTGGGCATTTCGTCCAATTCTGTGACTAGGTAAGTCTTACCTTCACTCTCGACTAGTTGAGTTCTTGATCGTTGCATTTAATTCACCCGATGTAGTGTTGATTCTTTTTTGAGCTTAGACATCAAGTCGTTCCAGTTAAAAGGGCATATTGTCCGGAACATCATCGGACATGCCTCCTCGATAGTTTGCGTTGGAATACCCAGCACCGGTGTTGTTTGACTGTGGTGCTTGTGCGCCGAACGCGTTAGTCTGGCCTGCAGGTTGGTTTCCAATTCCACCGGCATTCTGTTTGGGAGCACTTTTACTGCCAAAACCATTACTTGGTGTGGTTGCCTGTCCTTGTGGGCGCATCTTACCGTTTGGCTTGCTCCCGTCTGGCATAAAAGCTTGATATCCGCGAACAACAAGATATGTCTTGCCATTTTGACCAGTCTCCCAATCAACATTCACAGCCAGTCTGTTACCAACCGCTTGACTAACAAACTGCTCAACTGAATCGAATGCGGTTCCATCCGCGGCACCCAATGCCACAGCAATAGTGCTAAATCGCTTGGCCGATTGGTCAGCCTTCTCCTTGGTTGAACCGTCCCAAACCTCGTTGTCAAATCGAATCTGACCGCCAGCATACTTACCATCGATAACCTCGTAGTCAAAAACCGCCATCGGCTTGCCAGTTTGCTTACTATTAGTGAATTGAGAACTAGGCGCAACAACAACGTTATAAGTACCTGCTTCCTCCACCGTTTGTCCGAAAACATTCTTTGAATCTGCTGTAAATAAAGCCATATTTATTTCTCTCCCTTAGATTTAATTAGTTCATCCGCATTAATCAACTTACGTTCATCAATTCTGTTTTTCGCATGATTGCCTTTCTCTGGATCCATATCAATCATCCGTTTGCCATCTTTTAGATAAATCCGACCAACTAGGTCGAACAATCCTGTGAAGGCATTAAAGGTCTTCTCGTTCATGTCGGCTGCGAATCGGCCATCGTTATTCATACCGTCCGCACCGTTATCAATCTGATGAGCAGTCGCGTAAATGGTCTTGCCGCTCTCTTTCAAGATTGTTCCAAGGTCGCGAAACCATAATTGCAACGCTTGATAATTTTGTCGGTTATCCTTAGAATCATTGATGTTTGCTAGTACCAAGTTCTGCAACGCCGTCACGTTGTCAAGCACAATAATTTGATACTTAGGATTGACAATTGCACGCATAATCACTTGCTCAACGAGTCCTTGCACATTTGGTGCATCCTGATGTTCAAAGATAATCACGTCTACATCTTTGTTACCAATCAGCACGTTACTCGACAGGTCAAAGCTGAACAGCAGCTTGTGTCCTACAAATTGGCTAACTAAGGACGTTTTGCCAGTCCCGCCGTCACCATAAACAAAGTACATATTTGGAATCACGGGAATCTTCCCATCCTCATAAAACTTCATATTGTCACCTACAAATCAAATTTAACGGATTCACCAGCCGGCTTTTCGGCCACACCATCCACAATTTGGCCGTCATCTAAAACGAATTTGCCATTGATGATTGAACCAGCTTTCTTCAAATCTTTCTTGTTGACCTCTTCCTTAGTTCGAATGAGCTCTGTAATGCCTTGATCACGTAACGATTTCAGCACGGTCGCATCTTCATACTTCAATCCGGCAGGAGTTTTACGAGTAGTGACCTTACCGTGTGGTGTATCGATTTTGAACTTTTTGTCGTGCTGGCGTTCCCGGTAAAGATAATCTTTAAGCAAGTTCTCAAAATATTCCCGACTTGCTTGGTTTTCAGTTAGCTTCCGATCCCGCCACGCAATGGTCTGGTCCATATCTGCCTTGGCGGCATTCTGAACCTCCGTATTGTGTTCCTCAATAGCCTGTAGCTTTCGCATTGCCCAATCGGCAGATTGCAATGAGTCAATCTGAAAGCCCTCATGCTCACGTTCGTTAATCGTGGTCAGTTCTTCTTTTAACAATGAGTTCAACATTATTCGAGCCCCCGTAATTCATTAAGTTGTTCGTCAGCGTCGTCAAGCAATTTGTATAGCCGTGTCAGTGAAACCGTGTCACCAATCCAGATAGTTCCGATTAGGACTTCAAGCATATTAATCCGTGCGAGTGTGGCATTAATCAACGACTTAATTGCCATTAAAACCACCCCCGAACTCGTTGCCAAACACTCGGCTTGGGCGTATGATAAACACGTAGATAAATTTGATTAACTTCTAATTTAGTACCCGCTACTGGCTGCAACCGGTGGTGGGTATTTTGTTGTTTGAGCCAAATTTCAAATGGTACTCTGCTTACTTTTTTCATAAAATCCTCCTAATTTACAACTTTTAGCGCTGACGCAAACATTACGAATTTTTTGCCACGATTTCCTTTTACAATTGCAACTTGGCGTGAAGTCTTGCCATACGGATCCGGCTTGATTTCCATTACTTGGCCGGTGCCACCTTTGACCATCAGCCGACCCAGTGCATAAACGCTGGAATAGCTCACACGATCGCCAACTTTAACCATCAAATCGACCTCCTAAATTCCAAACATGTTAACGACTTCTTTGACCATTTGCCACCAGCCAACTTGGATTGACCGGACTAGCAAACCGAGTAAAACGATTCCGTATAAAATTTCCATTTTAATCCTCCGTCTTGAACATGGATCAACAACTACCCGCCTAGGTTTTTAGTTATTCAATTGCTGATGATCCATTAACCACTTGCTAACAGCTGGTGCATACCACTTTCCGTCACCTTCAGGCTTGGGGAAGCCATTCTTATTGCGATAATGCTTGTCAAACGCATCAACTTTAATACCAAACTCGGCATCAAATTCTTTACGCCCAATCATTCGATGGTTCACTGCTACTTGACGACCGTCTTGCACTCCTGCCTCATACGCAGCACGGAACAATTTGACTAAATCGTCCATACTTGCCACCTTCTTTCTGATTTGTACGATATAATTTGGTTAATTCAAATTAACCGAGGTGATAATCATGTCAAAAGATTTTGAAATCAAAGGGCTCGACAAACTTAATAATCAGCTTGATCGAATGGCTAAAAAGACTGAAAGTCTTTCAAAGAAATCATCTGTTTCGTTCGAAGAACTCTTTACTGATGGATTCATAAAGAAACATTCCAAATATTCATCATTCAAAGAATTCGCTGCAGCTGGTGGATTTGACGTTTCCAGTGCTGACTCTTTCAAAGCTATACCTGATAAAGAGTGGGACGTATGGATCGCGCAATCATCTGATTTATCTGGCTGGCAAGATATGCAACAAACTGCCGCAGTCGCGTTTGCTAAGAAGCAACTTGGATTTTGAAGCTGTCAATTTTTTTCAGTGTTCCTTTTAGATCAGTAGCTTGATTTTCAGCCAACCTAATCAAGTCCAGTAAGTCATCAATATTTTTTACATGAAAATCCAGAGTCAAATCATTCAGACTAGTGTGTTTGTTGCTATTTGTGGTAGCAGCTGGCACACTTTTTGTATTAGATCCAGCATTGAAATCTTCCTTTAGGAAATCATCAGCTAAATAAGTAACTTGAACCTCTACCTTCCTGTGGGGGTTTTTAATTACCTGAACATCTTCGACGCCTTCTTGTTTGACTCCATTGATGAAAATACCATCCTTATTTTCCTTGATTTCCATGCCTACACCTCCATGCTCGTCTGCCTGGCCGCCTCACCATCTATCTGCTTGATAATTTGAATGGTTGCGGTTGATGGCTGCCAGTTGCTGATAAATTCATCGGCAGTCTCAAAGTTCTTACGTCGGAGCTGGGTTCGAGTTTTCACGCCGGTCACTTCGTTCAATCCACGGCTGATATCTTTGTATAGCTTTGCGCGTTGCTGCTGTGTGTGAACAAAGTCATGAGTGCGCACGTATTCATGAACAGCCTTGGATACTTGATGCGAGATATAGGTATACTCGCCAGGAGCGATTGTTTGGTTATCTTCTAAATCAACCACTCTGTGCTTAACCTCTTTGATATCCTTCGTATTTTCCTTCTGGGATTGGAAGAACAATTCCAACACTTCCATCGAATTATGCGGCAATTTTACTTGCTGCTTTGGATTGAAGTAGTTTTCCTCCAGTTCATCGAACATGTCCCACGCCTGATCGGTCCCAAGCATTTTTGAATGACGGCTTGCACCCCGCTTCGTCCAAAGATACAAAGATGGCGCTCGCTTACCAACTACTTCGAATTTTTCGAAGTAGTTCTTAAATTGTTTTAATTCAGCACCATCCAAATAGTAATAATGCTTGCCTTCAATAAATTTATTTTTATTGTTAACAAAATTTTGCTGAATCTGTTGAACGGAAGTTTTATAAAAATCTGCTAACTGTTCAGTAGTTAAAATCAAATTATTTTTGTATTTGATTTGTTGTAGATAGTCCATCAAGATCGTCCTTTCTAAATTCCATATTTATTTACAAGATATTCATAAATACCATTAACAAGTTGCTCAGATGCGTTTGACACCGATTGCTTGTTAAGAGAAAGACTCACAAACGTTCGAGATTTGCCAAATTTTTTTGCTAAACTAGTTTGCGTTTCTTGCTTCTTGTGAGAGCCTAGCCAAGACATAATTGTTTCAGCCTTATCGTTCGTTTCTACATGAACAAACATTCAATCACCTCTTTTAGTTAAATAATGTTAAGAACTTTTTCTAGAAGTGTTGTATTTTCTAGAAAATAGTTATAGAATGTAGACATAATTAAATAAGCCATTAAACATCCTATTCATCGCCTGCCAAGTTGATTAATAGATGATTTTATTTTGGCGAATTCAATAACAAACTTTCTTAACAAAGATTATTCTATAACTATTTTCTAGATTTGTCTAGTTATTTCTAGATTTATTTTATAGTAATCGTGTTAAGGGGAAAGGAACCCTTTCATGACACTATTTGAACGCGTTAAAAATCTAGCTAAAAAGAACGGAAAGAGCATCGCAGAAGTAGAACGTGAGGCTGGCCTCAGTGAAAACTATCTATATACATGGAAAAGAACGGATAACCCGCGAACAGCGACTGTCGAATCAGTTGCTAAGGTTCTACATACTTCTGCTGAGGAACTTCTTAACAAAAAACAAGTGAGTCCAACAGATCAGTATCCAAAGCGCATCGATGTGGAGGATATCGTCAACAGTTCCGCCATGCTGACCTCGCGTGACCATGCGCTGTCAGATGAAGACCGTGCTGCTATCCGTTCATTAGTGGAAACTTACCTTAAAAGTAAGGAAGGTCAAGACCGTCTGCGCAAATACGGCGGATTCGATAATAATGGTAATAAAACAGAAAAGTGAAGTGATTAGATGATTTTTGAAACCTTGGACAACGCGCTTGCAGATATTAGCACGCTGGGTACATGGGACTCTGACCGTCTGATTGCTCATTATGATGTTAGTTGCCACTATACGGACGATCTACCTGATAATGTTAACGGATACAGTATCCCGCTAACCAGAACAATGTTTGTTAATGAAAAAGCAGCATCACCATACCACGTACAAGACCACGAGTTGATTCACTGTCTAACGGAAAACAGCAGTGAACCACTCATCGAAACATCATTGGTATCAAACTCTAAGATTGAGTTTAAAGCAAACTTTGGTGCCTTCTGCATTATGGTGATGGACTATATTACAAAAACTGGAATCGAACCAAATGATTTTGATATTGTTCGCTTTGGTGAGAACTACAATTTAGAGTCAAAGTACTTATTGGATGCACGGAACGCCGCAGAAAAAATGCTTGGAATTAATATCAATAAAAGAGCTTTTGTCCTTTAAAACTATGACCAAGCCTGAGGTCTATAAAAGCTGTATGGGGATTTTTTAGGGAGAGAAAAATAAAATTTTGGAGGAATAGTTATGAAAAGAGGCTTAACCATCGGAACTGCAGTGCTCGTGACACTAACTCTCGCTGCTTGTGGGAATTCTGCTTCATCTAAGGCAGAATCATCAAGTAGTGCCAGTGCATCACGCGCTAGTGAAAGTAGCAGGATTGTAGCATCAAAAAAGGAAAGTGAATCAGATAAAAAAGCTCACCCACTAGATCACCTATCAACTAGGAAACTTGCTGAGTACAATAAAGGGCTCGCCGCTAGTTTGATAGAAGATCAAGGATTTGCAAATAATGGTAAAAATGAATACGCCTGGTCTACTTATGTTGACTCAGTTTCATACAGCTCTCGCGGTCTCATTGGTAATGTAAATTCAGACTTCATTGAACTTGATGACTCTGGAAAAACAAAAGTTGGACAAGGTCTACAAGGCTTAGCTGGATCTCAAATTGTGATAATGGACATTGACTTAGCTGCCGATGCACCTGCCATCTACACAAATATTCATTACAACGGCGATCGAATTGGACATTCTAAGTCCTGGCACCCATCTGAGTTTACTTGGTCAAATTAAAAAAAGTACTGATAAAACCTGATATTTTCAAAAGTCTTATACAAACATTATTGGAAAATTAAGTCTTGGAGGAATAGCTATGTCAATTGCTGACTTATTCAAAGTAAATGACTACAAAAATAAAATCGAAGAATTAACAAAACAAAACTCTAAATTAAAATCTGACCTGGAACTACAAAAGGACCAAACTGAATTGAAGCTTTCATTACAGCAAATGAAGCCTATTGAGTTAAACAACCTAATCCAAGAAAAACAATTAACCATTCAGAAACTAGAAGATAAATACTCTTCTTCAAACCAAGAACTAAAGCAACTCAACTCGCAGCTTAACTCTTTAAAGACCAAAATCAACGAAATTAGAGCCGATATCTCCGACCTTTCACCCGATTTAGAGATGAGTAGCTATGGAGTTTATAAACCACAGTACGATTTTGCAACCTCTCTCGGATACAAAGACAGATTACAACAAATACGTCAACAACAGAAGGATATGATCAAAAGCGGTGACGCCGCACCGGCTAATGAAAATTGGGAAGTCAACGGTAGTGCTGCACAAGGACGCAAAATGAATCGCAACAATATTAAAGCTTTACTACGTAGCTTTAATAATGAATGTACCGATGCAATCAATAAAGTTACGTACTCAAATCTAGATCGTATCAAAACAAGAATTACTCGTTCATTTGAACAACATAATAAAATGTATAGTGTCGTTCAAGTCAGAATGACCCAGGACTATCTCACACTTAAACTTGCAGAACTGCAATTAGCCTTCGAATATAAGCAAAAAGTGCAGGATGAAAAAGACCAACTTCGTGAACAACGAGCTCGTGAAAAAGAAGAAAAAGCCCTACAACGTGAAATTAAAGCTCAACAGAAATCACTCGACAAAGAAATTAATCACTATTCTAAAGCAATCGATGAGCTAGAACAGAAAAAATCAGCGAATCCAGACGATCAAAAATTGATCTCAGAAATTGAAAAGCTCAAGTCAGAACTTGCTGAATACCACAAAAAGAAAAGTGAAGTTGATTACCGTGAAGCGAATGCAACTGCTGGATATGTATATATCATCTCTAACATTGGTTCATTTGGTAAAAACGTTTTCAAAATTGGTGTTACCAGAAGGCTTGAGCCAATGGATCGGATTAACGAGCTTGGCAGTGCATCTGTGCCATTCAAATTTGACGTACATGCACTAATATTCAGTGAAAATGCTTACGGATTAGAAACTGAGCTTCATAATCGATTTTCTAAAAATAGGGTGAATTTAGTAAATAACCGTAAAGAATATTTTCACATCACTATTGAAGAAATCGAAAAAGAACTTCAGAAATATAGTAACGTGACAGTAGACTTCAACGAAGTACCAGAAGCCGAAGAATATCGTGAAAGTTTAGCTGCAGCAAAAATAAGTTAACAAAAAAAGCACATCCCGCCCCCGCCAGAGTTTGAGATGTGCCCGCATAGATACATAGGGATAAGTGCACCCTTTTGAACTTAATTATAACTGAAAGGAAGTGATGCCACAACAATCCTTACAATTCTACCCGCCTAGGTGAAATTTAAGGAGGAAAACAAAATGGCAAGTATAAGCAGATTGAATGGAAAATGGGTAGCTCGCGTCAGCTTTTATGACAAATTAGGAAAACGGCACTACAAAAATAAGGCTGGATTTCAGTTAAAACGTGATGCTGAGGCTTGGGCTGCAGACTTGGAGAAAGAAAAATTTGATGAGACCATCGGAAAAGTGGAAACAAATGAGTTCTTTGCTGACTACTTTTTAAAATGGTTTCACGCTTTCAAGGAGCCCACGCTGAGTTTAGCAACTAAACGGCGTTATTTGATTACACACAAAGTTGTAGAAGAATATTTTGCAGGCTATAAATTGACAAACATTACTCGCCTGCAATACCAACAATTCTTAAACAGTTATGGAAAAACGCATGCCATTGCAAGTTCTCAGAAAGTGAACACTCAGATCAAGGCCTGCATCCATGATGCACTCGACGATGGTCATATTAAGTTCGATTTTACTAAGAAAGCAAAAATCACCGGTCATGCTGGCAAAGATATTGCTTTGAAGTTTTTAGATGCGGATGATATGACTAAGCTTGTAAGTTACCTGAAGCTGGATGTCAATCCCAATCACCCTACTAAGATGATGGCACTAACTGCACTTTATACGGGTGCACGATTCGAAGAAATAGCCGGCCTAACCTGGAAAGACATCAGTCCAAAATTTGGCACTATTTCAATCAATAAGGCTTGGAATACGCTTGAAAATAACGGCTTCAAGGAAACCAAGAACACACAATCCAATAGGATTATTCGAGTAAATCAGGAGCTGTTTAAAACGCTCGGACAATATCACAATGCACAAGGACTATTAGGTTTAGATAATCCTAGCAATTTAATCTTTGTTGGAAAGAACGGGAAAGTCCCTAGTTCAAACGCGTCTAATAACATGCTTCACACTGCGCTAAAGAAAATACATGCCAAAAAGGATATTACTTTTCACGGGTTGCGTCATACCCATGCTTCATATTTAATTTACAAAGGTGTCTCCATTTACTATATTTCTGAACGGCTAGGACATGCCAGTTATACAATCACCATGAATATCTACTCTCATATTCTTCACGAGATGGAACAAGCCGAAAATTCGAAGCTTGTAAAAGCACTAGATGATCTTAGTGGTGCATTTTCAGGCCCGCGAAAGTCCCTGATAAATCAACGTTTGTGAGCCATCGAAAAATTTTTGGTGCATGAAATGATTAGAGACCTTTCTTGACCGTCAAAAAGCGCCAAAAATGCACCAAAATATCTTTTTAAAGCTTTTTTGAACGTTTTATCAAAAATAAAAACCCCGATTTCTCGGGGTTTTACGTGGCTGTGAAACGATTAAAATGTATAAATTATGCCCCAGGCAGGATTCGAACCTGTACATTGTTGCCAATACAGCGACCTGAACGCTGCGCGTCTGCCAGTTCCGCCACTGGGGCAATGGTTTTTAACAACACAATT